GTAATTCTTTTGTTTCCCATGTTAAAAATATTTTTAATGGAACATTATTTACTATATTACCCATTGAATTATCTAATTTAGGTGAATAAAATGGAAATTTAACAATTGTATCGTAATGTATTATATTTTTTCGATATATTAGATATATTATTAATATAAAACAAAGTAAAAGAATAATATTTCTCTTCATATTATATAAATTTAATAATAATTTTAGGAAAATAAAGATTTTTAGTATTATTCATGACATATAATGGTAATTCATAATTTTGATTTAACACATATTCTTTATTTTGAATACAAACTGTATTTTCATTTATGATAGAAAATAATAATTTATTATTGATTAATACATTGTGTTCAAGATATTTAAATTCAATATATTCTTTATTAAATCCTACAAATTGAACAGTATATAATTCCCCATTCATAATTTTATCACTTACTTTAAGATAGTTCCATTGCAAGTTAACCTTTTTTAATTCTAATTCAAATTTATTTACTTTATCAATATCTAATTTATTTATTTCTATTTTATCAAAAAATTTATTAATTAACACTTGGTGTACATATTGATCAACCGCACGCCTAATAGGTGATGTAAAATGAGTATAATGTTCTAATTTCATATATGAATGACCTTTATTTTGATAACTATATTCTGCAAATTCACAAGGTAATTGATTTCTATAAATAATATCATCATCTTGTAAAATTTCAGCAACTTTATTATTAAGAAATATCATATATACTTCAACCATTTCATGTGAAGATTTAACTGCATCTACATAATTAAATTTTGAATTTAACACTTTACTAAATTCAAATAGTGTATTTAATATATTATTTTTATTTTCACATGTTTTCTTAAATTCAACATCAAATTCATCATATGAATAATTTTTTCCTACTTTAATAAATTCTCTTTTAAATAGAAATGTCATATTTTTTACATCTATCCAACAGGATATAACAGGTCTAACATAATCTTGAATTAATGAACAATGATTAAATGCTAATTCATCTGGAAGCATATTAATAATTTTATGAGGTGCATATATAGTGGAATATCTTGAATTAATAATATTTTGATTTTTTGTAATATAATTAACATCTGCAATATGAATACCTATCTTATTATTTATAGGATCATATGACATGGCATCATCAATATCTTTACATCCAATTGGATCTACACTAATTATATGAATAACATCAGATATATTATATTCAGTCAAGTAAACAGATAGATGATTCGTTAATTTATTTGAAACATATGGAGTTTCAGGATGATAATAGAATAATACTTCATATTTATTTATTAAATTATCAATTGGTCCAATACAACGATTAATAATACCAACAGGATATTTAGATGACCATTCTTTGAATTGAATAACGACAAAATAATCTATAATTTTCTCTTTTTTTTTTATCAAGTTATTTTTAATTTCTTATGCAACTAAAAATTTAGGATATCTCCAATTAATTGGTATAAATTCATACATACATTTATGTGTTTTTGCATTTTTGTATTCAGTAGTACTAGTTAATTTTAAAACACCTCCTATCATATAATTACTTCTATTTGATTCAAATTCTATTAATTTATTATCATTAAACAATGCTTTATCATTATGAAATAATTTTGAATTAAATAATATTGAACCTGATATAATAGTTGTACCAATATAGCATTCTTGATAAGATGGTTTTGTTATAATAATTTGTTCCATACTATAATATGATATATTAGGTTGTATCAATAGTAAAAAGAAATCAATTTTTAAGAAAATTGAATTAATATATACATATATAGATATCAATGTTAATAATTAAAGATTAATAATGTCGTCAATAATTGTTAGTCTTTCACAATATAAATATACGTTAGAACAATGTAATATAATATATGATAATCTTAAATTATATTATAGTGATAACCGATCTATTAATATAGATTATGTAAAAGATTTTGATATAAATATTTATACCAATAAATATGGTATAAGATTAAATATTAATCCATCAGAAGTTGATGTTAAAAATAAATTATATAAACTTGGTATATATCTACTTGATAATAAAGATATTAATATTAATTATAGAAATAAATATAATACAGTATATGATATTATTGAATTTATAAATAATATTATTATCAACAATAAATCAATAAATTTTCAATGTAAAGATCTTTATAACTTACTAATAAAAAATATAACAAATAATAATTATATAATTATTAAAAATAATTATATAATTTCTATTAAAGATCGCTATACAAATAATGGATATTATGTATTTTTTGATGGTATCCACTATGCAAATCTTGGTCTAATTAAAAATAATAAATATCATCCTACAAATGCAGAAATACATTTAAATTACGATAGTTTATATCAATCATTAGCTGATATGATGAATACGAATGTTCATAATAATGAATATTATTTAAAAATTACTGTTTAAATTAATTTTTCTACCATATTTAGTGGTATATTCATTTAATGGATGTATTTTTTTATAATTTTTATAAAACCAATACCTAATTTGTTTACATTTATGATTATTAATTGATAAATTTAACTTTAATTCATTTAATCTATTATTAAAATCATCATAATCACATGAAGATTGACATATTGTTTCATTTATACTTATATATATTATAATACCAATATCTATAAAATTAAACGTAATCTTATCAGTATCATTTAATTTGAGTGTTTTAGTACTAACCATATAATATTAAATATTAATAAAATTTTATATGGCCATAAAAATTGAAAAATAAATTTATTAAGTAACTTATTAGTAGTTACAATATATACACCACACAAATGATCCAAGTTGTCAATCGTTCAGTTACCCCACCCCCACTTACAATTAACACTACCATTTCTAAGAATTTCAGTCTTTACCTTAAGACTGGAGAGTTTCCCATTTTCAATGAGAAAGGGCAATTGAACTGCCCTCCTGCACCTCCTCCATTTACCAAGGAGATACGTCAGTGTGGAAATCATGCATGGCAAATTGTTCTAAAGACAGCACCCATTGTGAAATGCGGCTACTGTCAACACAAGGACTAATTTCCACGCATGTTAACAAAACAAGTTTCTTTATTAAACTAATCGTAATATAATTATTTGACAAAACATAATTATTTTTACAATTAAAAAATTCATTAAAACTATACAATTTCCTCAGATTATATAGGAAAAAATTAATTTTCATTTTATTACTGGAATAACGCATCATATTTTAGGAAAAACTACGTTTCAGAATATAATGGAGGATATACATCCTAACTTAAAATAACATAAACTAACGACAAGACCTACAACTACAAGCAACTTCACCTGTATACTGGGTAGATGCATGATTCATTGGAAAATCTCTGAAATGAGGATCAGGATTTTCCATTTTACATATATGGTAATATGGATCACTTGCACATAAAACATCCCTACATTGATAACAAAAATGTACTCCACATGGACATTTCATATGTGCACACCCTTCTTCCCTCTCGATCCATATTCCGCAACCTGGACACTTTCTATATTCATCTGGATTTTCAAATGTTATTTCATCACTAAAATTACATAATTCACCTACATGGTATGGAGTTTTACCACATTCTCTACAATATGTTATTTTACAATCATAACATTTTTGTCTTCCATTTGGAATACCATTGTGAATTTTACCATTTGTATGTAAACATTCACCAACACAATATGTAATTTGACGACTTTTTTTTGGAAAATTTGTTCTAAAATTATCCGCTAATTTTTTAAAAAAATATTTTTTAATTTTTTTATTTTCTTCATCTGTAAAATAAATTGATAATTCATTTATTTTAGAATAAATATTTATCATTGCTGTACATGATATTTCTTTTTTTATATTTGTTATATTTTCTTTTTTTATATTTTCTTTTTTTTGTATATTTTCAATACAAAATTTTTCCGGACATTTATAAATAGCACATACATTTAATTTTGTATTATCATAGTAATACCATGAATGTACTTTATCCCACTCAGCAGTATCAATCATGTTCAATACATATAATATTAAAAAATCTTTCGGAACACCATGTATATGACGGCGAGTTTTATGTATGGGAATATAAAAATAACTATTATCATTAGTATCAATGCCATTTACTTCAGCTGGCATATCATACATTTTTCCGATTTTTACATCATTTTTTCTATGATGTTTTTGAATTTTTTCACATCTATTGCGAGGTAATTCAATATCAACCTTATATTTTACTTTAATTTTATTTAATATTTTATTTATTTTCCCATATATATTCCATACTTCTTTTTTTAATTCACTCTTTTCTTCTTCAAAAGACTTGAATTCATTTTTGTGATCAGCGATAACTCGTCCAAACTCGCTGATAGCTATATCTATATTATTATCTTTATATTGTGTATTTAATAAATAATTATACCATAATTGAAAATTTTCCCAATTCATTTTATAATAATTTATAGGTATGATCTTAAATCAAATAAAAGTTTTATTTTATTTGATTTCGAATTCTAATTAAAAATATTTTTAAGGTAATTATACTATTAAAAAATATCATATTCTTTTGTTTTCTTTGATATAATTCATCTAGGACTAAATTTATATTAAAATTATTATCAATGTAATAATTTAATATATTATTATCATTTAGTAATAATCGGTGTTTATCTAGTGGTAAATTATTATAATTATCAATTGGAATTGGCATTTTATTCATTAAATGTTTAATTGTATTTAAATTACCATTTTTATATCCAGTTTTAATATCTGATTGTGTAACATGTTTCCAATGAATATCTTTATCCAATAAATTATATATATCCATATTATAACCACCAGAACAAACATAATATCTCAGTATTACTGAATCATCCATACAATTTTTAGGATAAAGATAATTTACAATTGTATAGTTATCAGTTATTAATCCCATTCTCATACATTCTTCTTTGTTTTCAATCGTATTAATATTAACTTTAGAATCTACATATTCTAACATTAATAAATTTCCACATGCACAAATAAAAGGAATTAGTTTAATTATCAGATTAAGAGGAGTAATTTTCATTCGTGAGCGAAAAGATGTAATATTATTAGATAAAATGTTTTTCTCCAAAATTGATTTTATCATATATAAATATAAAAAATATAATCACTTATATTAAGTTCTTAAATATAAATGTCTGAAAATATATATTTATCGTATAATGTATTATTATATAATAGTAATTTAGATCAATTATCCATAGATGAATTAAAAAATTATAAAATAGATCCTACTGATAGAATTAATAAAATAGATAATAATAGTATAATAAAAATATGTGAAGAAGATGATAATGATGAAATAGAATTAATTATGAAATATTTAACAGGTAAATTTACATCACCCGCTTTTTTAGAATATAAAGCGATAATAGAAGTATTAAAACCTATTCCAAAAGATACGAGTGAAATAGTAGAAAGTATATATAAATTATGTACATATAAAAGTACGATATCACCTTCAATAAGAAATACTAATATTAATACTAATACTAATACAATAAAATTAAAAAAAACCAATAGATATGGAATAATTATGCCAATATATCAGACATTAACTAATTATTTGAATGAGAATAAAAATGAAATAAAATTGATAGATTTAGTAAAAAATATAATAAATATTCTTGATCTAGCAATTTTAATAAGAGATAAATATCATATATTTCACGGAGATTTAAAAATAGATAATATTTTAATAAATAATGATAACTTTTATTTGATTGATTGGGAGATATTAATTAAGGAGGATGAAAAATATTATACTTGGCAGAGACCAAAAGAAGGAAATACTGAAATGTATCCATTTTATAATTGTACTGCTGAACAATTTTTTATTCATTCAATTGGAGTATTATTATTAAGAATTTTTGGTTGGAATTATGAAGTTACTTACAAAGATTTTATTGAAAGTTATTCATTAAATTATATATTTACTAAATTTCCAAAAGATTCAGAAATCTATAACATAGAATATATAATAGTAGATATATTTAATAAAAATTATTCAAAAATTGAAGAATTGAAAACTAATATAAGTAATAATATAAAGAATACAAAAAAATATAAATATGGATGATTTATGTGATTTACTAGCT